GCGCCAAGTGGAAGCGATGAAATTGTGTCACCAAGAAGTCTCACGCAAGCATAAACAGTGGACATCCGAATTGCTGTTTCAGAGTTGACATCAACGCCTGCAGGGGATGCATACGCTGGTCTGCCTGGAATCAACGGTTCAACGAACTGATTCTGCGCACGCTTTTCACCTGATGCGCGAAGTCTTTTAGATAGACTCATTGCCTGCCTTTTCTTCTAAGTGATACCAACCGCCATCCCAAAGGGTCAGCAGTCTGTGGAAGTAATCTTCGTACTGTTGAGCGATAACATCCAATGCATATTTGCCAACAGAATGTTCTCTGATTTTGTTTCGGTCTAGCGTTTTGACTTGTTCTGCTGCATCCATAAACTCTTGCAGCGTTCTGCAACGGTAGCCTGTCAGACCGTTGATGTTGTTCTCTGTAAAAGCGCCCCAGTCAGTTGTGATAGTAGGGGTTCCACAGGCTTGGGCTTCAATGACAACATTGCCAAAGGGTTCTATGTAAAGCGTTGGGGCAAAGGTAGCGATGGCATTGCCCATCAATTCTGCTCTTTGCTCTGGACCAACTGAGCCAACAAACTCTCCATATCCTGATTGCTCACCAGGACCTGCCAAGATAAGTCTCTTGCCTAGGCGCTGGCAGACTTCCTGAGCAATCTTGTAGCCTTTGCGCTCAATCAATCGACCAATGAAAAGGTAATAATCACCTTTGCCTTCGCCCAGTGGAAACATCTCTGGTTCCAAGTAGCCAGGAATCACGGTGTCAAAGAACTGACCGTCAACGGCTGTTGGATTCTTGTGACCAGCGTAGATGGAATGCATCCAGGCGTATGATTCAAAAACGCGATACTTGCTGAACACGCCGCCATATCCCACACCGAATTCAACACTGATGTGGTTGGGGTACTTATCGGCAATCTCTTTGTGGGCGTATCCACCAATAAGGCAGATGAAGTCTTGCGGTTGCAAATGGCTCTGCATCAGCCGAATCACATTGGTGTTGAAGATTCGCCAGTGCAGCGCATTGGTGTCGAAGGATGCTTGTGTGTAGTGGGCGTTGCCTACTGCCTGGGCGCGTCGCTCTTCTGAGATACAAGTGATGAGTTTGGTGACTGGCGCATCTACTTGCTCGCCAGCATATAGATAAACTTCGTGACCAAGATTGGTCATCATTATGCAAAAGCGCCTAACCTTTTCGGTGAAGGCGCATCCTGTAAAATCTTTCGTGACCTGCGTGTGAGGCAGGCTTACGACGTGGAATCTCATTTCAGGCGCTTCACAAAGTCTGCAAAGTTGCCGACAAATTTCAACGTTCCGACGTGGTTACATGTCTTGCTGCTGTCAATCCAGATGTCAAAACCAGCATCTTTGAGTTTTTGGCACATTAGCACATCTTCAGAAATGATGTCGCCATCTTGAATCTTGACTTCAAATATCCAGCGCTTGTTTTGACCGTTGTGAACATAAGGTTTGCTACTATCCCACAAATGTGTGAAGGCTTTTTTGCTAAGGTATAAAAACCCAGTGCCAACAGACTCTACTGAGATGATGCCTTCTCCGAGTTGTTCGGGTTTGGCCTTGATGTTGTACGACTCTTCAACAATGGATTTCTTGACACAAGGAATGCCAAGAACATCTTTGTCGGAATTAACAACTTCAATTGCCCAAGTTGGCGCCCATTCAATGTCGGCGTCAATCCACAGAATCCCGTCAAAGTCTTGCTCTACTGCCAGCGCAACTAAATCGTTGCGACTGCGTTGAATCAAAGCATCATAGGACATAAAGACTGGGTGAAAATAGACGCCCGATTCAATGCCCATCAGCGCTGTCTGATGCAACGCACTTGCATACCAGACATCAACTTTGCCATCGTATGATGGTGTTGCAATAAGTATTTTTTTCACAAATCCCCCGATTCGTTACTAGGCTAGAGACTCCACATCAAAGTCTGAAATGGCTTCTGTGGTTGGCGCAGGCGCCAATTTCACTGATTCGTACTGTGAGTCATAGACGGCATCAAGGTGTGCCTCATCTACCAAAGCCCAAAGTTCTGCCTTGGTGAAATCTGCTGGCGCCTTGGTTGGTTCTACATCTGCGAACTTGCTGAATGTGGATACATAATCATTGAGTGAATATTCAACGGTGACGTCCCACTTGATTACCTTGCCATCAACATCAACTGTTGGAACAGCCTTGGTAATGCTCTTTGTTGCATCTGCTGAGTGTGTCATTAGTTTGCCTTTGCTTCTAGTGCCTCTACTTTTGCAGAGAGTTCTTGGATTGCTTTGACCAAAATTGGTATCAACTTGGCTGGCGCTGCTTCTAGTTTATCTGGGTTTTCTTCGGAAACAATCTGAGTCCAAGCCTTTGTGCCAAACTTTTCTTCGGTAGCAAGAAGTTCTTGGGCGATGAATCCGCCTTCTTCAATACCAACCTTGCCACCATCACGCATATTCCATTCAAACTTGACTGGCTTCAAATCCTTGATGAAGTCAAGACCGACTGGGATTGATTCAATGTTGGTTTTGTCACGAAGGTCAGAAAGAGAAGTAATGCTGGTCTGTTGACAACGCAAAGTTGCAATAGATGAGTTGCCTAAGGTAATAACATTTGAGGCTGTTGACGAAGATGCCTGAGCGCCTTTACCAATTAAAGTATTATTTGAACCACTGGTTACATTGTTAGTTCCAGTAAATCCAGCATCTGAACCTAAAAATGTATTATCATCTCCAGTTGATGCACGACCTGCATTTACTCCAATTGCAGTATTTCCATCTGGATTTAAGCCATCACCGAGTGCAAGCAAACCAACAGCAGTGTTATAGTTACCTACTTGATTTACACCAAGAGCGTCAACACCTACTGCTGTATTTGCAAGTCCTGTTGTATTTACATCTAACGCACTAGTACCTATGGCTACGTTGCTGATACCAATAGTATTGGCACCAAGTGCATTCAAACCAATAGCAACATTGGAAGAACCCGTGGTATTAGCATCTAAAGCAAAAGTACCAACTGCTACGTTGTTAACACCAGTAGTATTTGCATCTAGTGCATAATGACCTATTGCTACGTTTTGAGCACCAGTGCTGTTGGCACGTAGCGCTCTGTAACCAACAGCAACATTGTCACTACCAGTAGTATTCTCAGACAATGCGCCAGGGGCGATAGCCACATTTCTATAACCAATGGTATTGAAGAAAAGAGGAGAAACTATGTTTCCTTCGTGATATGAGCCAAGAGCAGTATTTGCATAACCAGTTGTATTATTTTCCAATGCCCCGATTCCTATTGCAACATTAGAAACGCCAGTAGTAGTTGCACCTAAGGCATTTACACCAATAGCAATATTATTATTACTTCCCCCAGTTATGGCATCAAGCGCATTATTACCAATAGCAATATTTTGATAACTAGTGGTGGAAGCGCTAAGAGCAAGTGTGCCGATTGCTATGTTGCCTGTACCAGTAGTGTTAGCATCAAGTGCAAAAGAACCTATTGCTACATTGTTACTGCCAGTAGTGTTAGCGGCAAGAGCGTTATGACCAATTGCTACTATATCAGCAGCAGTGGTGTTTAATTGCATAGCATTAATTCCAATGGCAACGTTTCTTACTCCAGTGGTATTTGTAGTTAGCGCTTGAGTTCCTATGGCTATGTTTTGTATACCAGTGGTATTTGCACCTAAAGCATTAACACCAACTGCTATGTTGTTACTACCAATGGTATTAGCATCTAAGGCATAAGGACCTACGGCAACGTTGTTAATACCTGTGGTGTTAGCGGCAATAGCGTTGTAGCCTATTCCAACATTGTCTGTTCCAATGGTATTAGCGTCTAATGAATATGACCCAACGCCAGTATTTCTAACACCAGTCGTGTTGAGTCGCAAAACTCTTTCGCCTATTGCTGTATTAAAGTTACCAGTAGTGTTAGCACCAAGAGCATTCGTACCAACTGCTACGTTGTTAGTACCTATAGTATTAACATCAAGTGCATTGGCGCCGACTGCTACGTTATTAACACCAGTGGTATTCGCCACAAGCGCATCAGTGCCATACGCGGTGTTGCTGTTGGCATCTGAAAGCTTGCTACCTATATCGCGTGCTTTTGTCATTATCGGTTGTCCTTCAACTCTTGAACTTCTGCTGCTAGTTCTTGGATTGCCTTGACTAGGATAGGAATGAGATTGCCTGCCTTTGCTTCTAATCTGTCAGGGTTTGATTCGTACACTAAGTCAAGCACGTCATTGTCACCGTCAGTCGCGGCAAGCAATTCCTGCGCGATGAAACCAAGTCTTGTGCTTCCGTCCTTGACGTTGCCTTCGCGGGTAGCCCAAGTGAACTTGCGACTCTGAATACTCTTGAGGAACTCAAGTCCGTATGGGTTGTCAACAATCTCTGTCTTATCGCGTTGGTCTGACAATGAGGAAATAGTGGTGTCATTGCAACGAAGGTTGTTGACATTAGTATCACCTAAAGTAAATTCTCCGCCTACAGTTGCAGACGATGGTTTGGCTCCATATCCAAGAGATGTATTATAGTTACCAGTTGTTGCATTATCTGCAGCAAAAGTTCCAACCATTGTATTACCAACACCTGTGGTAATGCTAAGACCTGCGTCACTACCAAATGCAGTGTTATAAAAACCAGTTGTATTGCTTGTCAATGCAGAATATCCAACAGCGGTATTATTAGACCCAGTTGTTAGCGCATCTAATGAAAAATTACCCATTGCAACATTGTTACTACCAGTGGTGTTCACAAGCATTGCATATCTACCAATAGCAACGTTATCTTTACCAGTAGTATTGGCAGAAAGTGAACTTTCTCCTACCGCTACGTTATTTACACCAGTAGTATTTGCATCTAAAGCGAAAGCACCAACTGCCACGTTTTGAGAACCTGTTGTGTTGACTCTTAATGCATCTCTACCTAGAGCAACATTTTCAATACCAGTAGTGTTGGCTTCCAATGTCCACATACCAACAGCGGTGTTGCCACTTCCAGTAGTATTAAGGATTAAAGCAGACTGACCAACGGCGGTATTGTAAATACCAGTAGTATTATACTGCAGCGCTTGAGTTCCTATTGCAGTATTGTAGTTACCAGTTGTGTTTAATTGAAGTGCGTATAGACCTACTGCAGTATTATTTATCCCAATAGTATTTGCACCTAACGCTTGAGCGCCAACTGCAGTATTGCTAGCGCCAGTAGTATTAGCATCTAAAGCACCAGAGCCAATGGCTACATTACTATTACCAGTGGTGTTGACATTGAGTGCGGCATAACCCAAAGCGGTATTTTCGTAACCAGTAGTATTTGCCTGCAAGGTTGCGTGACCAATGCCAGTATTGTTGTAACCACCAGTATTAGCACTTAAAGAATTAACACCAACTGATACGTTATTTTGACCAGTAGTATTAGCATCTAGTGTATAAGAACCAATGGCTATGTTGTTAACACCAGTGGTGTTGGCATAAAGAGCGCTAGTTCCCACTGCAAGGTTTTCTGCGCCGATGGTGTTTGAATAAAGCGCTTGGAAACCTACAGCAATATTCTGGAATCCAGTTGTATTAAATCTTAAAGCGGAATTTCCTATCGCAATGTTTCCAGAACCTATTGTGTTAAAACGCAAAGCAGATACGCCAACACCAGTGTTGTTTATGCCAGTCGTGTTTGTGGTAAGGGCAAGTGAACCTACTGCGGTATTAAATCCGCTGCCATTGTCAACTTGCAACGCACCATTTCCAACTGCGGTGCTGTTGGTGCCAATTGTATTTGTTGCCATAGCATTTCTGCCGATTGCAACATTGGACGCGCCCGTGGTGTTAGCACCAAGAGCATTTTGTCCTACGGCAACATTCGCCCCACCAGTAGTATTAGCCGCAAGGGCAGAAGCGCCAAGGACAGTATTACTTGCTAGTGAACCGCCACCTTCACCAACAGTGACACCATTGATTACTTGGTCAGGGCCGAATGTGTTGCTGACAGCGAGCATCGCTGCACCTGAGACATTGAATACTTCAGGCGCCCAGATGTCCACGACATCGCCAGCAACGAGTGCTGTGAGTCCTGTGATTGAAGTGCCAGTTGTTGCAACATAATCAGTGCCACGAACTTGCAAGACACCGTTGATGTGAAGCAATTCTTGGCCGACTGTGTAGGTGAGTGTGACACCGTTATTGTCAAGGCCTGAAAGTGAAGTCTCGCCACCTGCCGCTGTCTTTGTCCAGCGATAGACGGTGGCAGAACCTGCAGCACCGCTTGGTCCTGTTGCGCCCGTGGCGCCTGTTGCACCTACTGGGCCAGTTGGTCCTGTCGCACCGACGGGGCCTGTGGCACCTTCGGGTCCTGTTGCACCCGCTGGTCCTGTTGCACCAATATCGCCCTGAATTCCTTGTGGGCCTGTAGCACCTACTGGACCTGTTGCACCAATTGGACCTGTTGCGCCAATATCGCCCTGAATTCCTTGTGGGCCTGTAGCACCTACTGGACCTGTTGCACCAATTGGACCTGTTGCACCAACTTCACCTTGAATGCCTTGAATTCCTTGTGGACCCGTGGCACCAGTAGCACCGATTGGTCCTGTTGCTCCAGTATCGCCTGCAACTCCTTGTGGACCTGTTGCACCAATTGGTCCTGTTGCACCGATAGGGCCGCTTGGTCCAGTGGCACCTGTCGCGCCATCTGTTCCAGGCAATCCTTGTGGGCCTGTTGCACCGATAGGTCCAGTTGGACCTGTCGCGCCTGTGGCACCGTCAGCACCGTTTGCGCCCGTGGCACCTATCGGTCCAGTTGCGCCAATAGGTCCAGTTGGACCTGTTGCGCCTGTGGCTCCGATGGGGCCTGTGGCGCCCGTTGCACCTGTTGGTCCTTGTGGACCTTGTGGTGCTTCAAGAGTTGTGACCACATACGAGTAATGCGTGGTGCCTTCTGTGATAAAACTGTAGTTGTGTGTAGTTGCATCGCCATTGACGCCATAAACTTCAACAATCATTCTCTGTCCAACAGAGACTGATGTTGTTGGCAATGTGATGTCTGTTTCAGTTAGAACTGGCGCACCTGCACCATTCCATCCAGTCAAGACTGTATCTGAATCACCAATGGTTGAAAGAACTGTTCCTGAGTTATCTGCTAATTTCAAACGACAGAAAACAGATAAGTTGTCATTGCTCGCTGGCTTTGTCATATACATAATGAAGCGTTGAGTTCCGCCAGGAATCAATGTGAAATTGAATGGCACTGAAATATATGAAGCAAGAAGAGAAGTTGTGTTGCCAGCAATATTGACAGTTGTTGTGGATTCTGCCGCGGCAACTGGGTCCTCACCTAATTGTTTGAAACCAGTCAATTCAGTTACTGAAGAATTGAAATAATAATAACGACCAGCAACGATTCCTTGTGGACCTGTTGGACCTGTTGCACCTGTCGGTCCTGTTGCACCTGTAGCACCAATCGGTCCTGTTGGACCTGTGGCACCAGTTGGACCTTCAGCGCCCGTTGCACCTACTGGACCAGTTGCACCTGTTGCACCAATAGGACCTGTTGCACCAGTTGCACCAGTTGGGCCTTGAATGTTTCCGACATTTTCCCAAGAACTTGTTGTTGTATTCCAAACATACAAATCACCAGCGCCAACAATATACGCATCGCCAGGATTACCAATTGGATGCGCCGCCTGTAAAGCAGCCAAAGTTGGATAAGTTCCAAGGATTTGAATTCCTTCACCTTGTGGTCCAGTTGCACCTGTTGGTCCTGTTGCACCGATTGGACCAGTTGCACCTGTCGCACCAATTGGACCTGTTGCACCTTGTGGGCCTGTCGCACCAATATCGCCTTGTGGTCCAGTTGCTCCAGTTGCACCTTCAACGCCTTGCACACCTTGAATGCCTTGAATACCTTGCGCACCGCTTGGACCTGTCGCACCAGTTGCACCTACTGGTCCAGTTGCACCGATTGGTCCAGTTGGACCTGTAACACCGATTGGTCCTGTTGGGCCTGTAACACCTGTGGGTCCTACTGGACCTGTTGCTCCTGTAGCACCAGTGGCACCTACTGGACCTGTTGGACCAGTAACACCTGTAGGTCCTACTGGACCTGTTGCTCCTGTAGCACCTACTGGACCTGTTGCTCCTGTAGCACCGATGGGGCCTTGTGCGCCAACATCGGAAATTTCAACAAGGTTGCGAACTTCTACAACTTCAATGTGATTATCAGACACGCGTTACCTCTGGAGAGACAGTGAATTGGCCTTGGATAAGTCGAGTGATTGTTCCCCCACCTGAATTGATTTCCAGGTCATAGACATAAATGCCTTCATCTAATGAACCAGTTTGTGCTGATGACATTGTGATGTTAATTGTTCCAGTTGCTCCAGTGATGACAATTCCGTTGCTTGGAGATGTCAAACTCACCAGCGCTGTGTCATCATAATAATTCTGACGAACTTGAAGCGCTGCTGTGTAGCCAGTCAAATTGATTGGCGCTCCAGCAGAATTTTTATAGGTGACTTCAAGAGTGAAAGTTGCACCTTGGTCAATTGTCGCATTGTAAATTGCTGCGCTCATTACTTCTCCGTTGCCCAGACTAGGAATCCGCCAAGAGCAATCAACGCTAATGGCAAGGAAATCATTGCAACCCCGACGGTGAAAAGTGCCACGCCGAATACTTCAGCGGTGATTGTCCAATCTATTTTCTTCATTGTGGCTCCTTACATATTGAGTGAAAAGAATTTTGGAACTGGTTGTTTTGGTTCTGGTGCTGCTGTCGCCCGGTCATAACCAAAGATGCTTGCAACTGCTGCGTCAATCTTTCGCTTGCTGTTTGATTTGCTCACCATCACGCCGCGACTTGATTGCTTCGTGACGCAGTTATTGATGTGACGCGCCAAGCGCTCATCTCCATCGTGCGTGAATGAACCGTTGACAACTGCTTCATAAAACTTCTGTGTTGCTGGCACCATTCGTTCCGCGCTGTTGGGATACGAGACTACTGGCAATCCTTCTTCGTCAAGAACCATAAAGGTTCGCTGCCATCTGGCTGGGTCGAAAACAATTTCGCGCACACTGAAACGACTATCGCGTGCAGTGTTGATAATTGTTTGTTCAACTTCTGCGACTGGCACATGCCATGTGTTGTCTGCATCTTGCGGCCTTTCCCATAATCCAACAACCATCAAATGTGGTTTATCGCCGCCAAGCAGCCAAGCAACCAAAGCAGTGGAGTCATTAGAAAACGCACCATCAAATGCCAAGATAACTTCTTCACCTGGCTCTGGTTCGCGCTCTTTGTCAATCAATGCTTCCCAAGTTCCAGAAGGAAGCCAGGCAGTCTGAGTAGATGTCCAGATGTTCAATCGTTTAGTTTTGAATTCTGCTTCTGGCGTCCTCAACACTGCGCTGGCAAAATCATCTGCTGCGCAAATATCTCCGTACCCTGGGTTTGCAATCTGCCAGGCTTCTTCTGTGCGATAGTCAATCAGTTCATCGCCTTCATACCAAGCAAAGAAGAATGACGGGTCCTCAACTTCGCCACTGACAATTCGTTTCCCGTAATTGTAAAGGTCGAAGCACAATGAATCTTTTCCGCTTGAATCTGTTTTCACACCAGCGGTTGTAATCGCCACCAACATCGGCTCTTGCCTGGCGCCCATCGCCAGCGACATTACATCAAAGAGTTCGCGATTAGGCTGGGCGTGCAACTCATCAAAGGCAACAAAGGTTGGTGATAAACCTTCTTTGGTAAATGCTTCTGCCGAAAGCGCTCTGTAACTTGTACCGTTCTTTGGGTTGTAAATCGCATCGCGATACACCTGCAAGAACTCAAGTTCTGGTTCTAGGCGAATCATCTCTTTGACAGTTCCAAAAACAATTCTTGCCTGGTCACGGTCAGCAGCGCACGAATAGATTTCGCCACCTTGCGGGCCAAGCACCAGATGCTCAAGAGCGATTGATGAAAGCCACGCAGATTTGCCCTGCTTGCGGGGAAGCCCAATCAGCGCAATCTTATGTTTCAACTTTCCATTGGCTTTGACCGCAAAGAGATTGCGAGTCAACTCTTTTTGCCAATCGCGGAAAATCAATGGGTCGCCAGAATAACCCGCAACTGAATCTTTTGTTATCTTGCAAAGCGCTTCTGCGAAGTCAATGACTTCATCGCCGCGACTAAGTGCCAACTCATCTTCACTTAGTTGAGTTAGATACTTTGGCGGCCATCCCCCAATGGCTGTCATTACTTCTCTCGCTTCGTTCTTCGCGCTATCAGTTCGTCAAGCGCTGAAGCCTTCTGAACTTCAGCAACCCCAAGTCTTGCTCTTGCAGTTGGGTCAAAACCTAAAGCGGCAAGTGATTCACGAAAAGCCTTATTGACCGCAGTGAATGCGCGAGCATCAGCGGCTTCAAGTGTTGCCATAAATTTATTCTGCGCAGCGACATTTGCATCAGCCAATCTGCACGCAGTTTCAATCGCGGTCATATCTGAATCAGGCGAGAGCCATGTGATTGCCGAAGCCCATGCGCGTTCCCAAAGTCTTTGGCCTTCTGCTTGCAGATACGCAGGCGCCTGTGGGATTTCGCGTGCCATCGCAAGCGGCGTCACCGACGCAAGCGCAGGCAAAGGCCGCTGGCCTGGATTGCCAGTTGCTCTTTTCACTTCGATTGGTTTCGGTGGTCTGCCCGCTGTCATTTTTTCCTTTTCAAATAAATAACAAAATAAAACTGAGTTTCATAATTTCGCAGAGATGTACGAAGGCAGGGCGTCGGGGTAAATACCCGCACGCGTGTATGAGGATTTTGGGCGTACGGGGAGATGCCACCCCCTATGCCGAGACTTCTTTATTTCCTCTCAATGAATTACAAATGACATGAGCCAATTCAACATTAGACCAAATATGAGTTCCACCTTTACTCAATGGAACAATGTGGTCAATTGATGGTCCGTATATATTTATGTTGTGCCTGAAATGCTTGGCTTCTTTATTTATTTGTTTTTTACAAATCCAACAATTCCATTGTTTTATGTTTGCTAAATTGTAAAGGTCAATAAGGTCGCCACCCTTGAGTTTCATTCTTCTATTGTGAGAACTTCTGGCTTCTCTTGCTCTCAAGATAGATTTATTGCATTCGCTCGAACAATAATTTCCTAAATGTAATGACGGAACACCAGTTATATTAGCGTTTTTAGATACAAAACTTTTGCCGCAATTCTTGCAAATTCTTGGTTTTTTTCTATCTCTTGCTCTTTTTCTTTTATTGTAATTATTGATAGCACATCTTTCAGAACAATATTTTTTATTTGTATATCTCACAAATTCTTTAGTGCAATGAACGCATTTATTCATTATCTATCGCCTTTTTCGCTATTGCATTTCCTGCACAACACTTGCAAGTTTGAAATCTCGTAACGCAGTGATGGGTCTAAGTCAACGAGCGGAATGATGTGGTCCACTGTCAAATCTTTTGTTGCTCCACATTGTTTGCACCAAGGATGAATCTCGCGCAATTGTTTTGACAACTTGCGCCATTGATAATCGTATCCTCTGTCCAATCGTGATGGACGCCCCCGCTCCCTTACCCTTGAACATTGTTTGCATCGTGATGCGCGAACTATCACACCACAATCAACACACGGTCTAGGAAGCATCATCGTGTTTCACAAGATATTCAATCGCCATTGCAAGATGCGCTTGATTATCTTTGAAGAATCCTAATCCTGAATTACAACGCCAACACAACAATCCACGCACCTTCAATGTTTCGTGGTTGTGGTCAACAATCAACTTCTTCCCAATTTCTTCAGCAGTAATGCCACAGATTGCGCACGCGCTGTCCTGGTCTTGCAATAGTGTTTCGTATTCTTCACGATTAGCAGTGCGAATAACTTTCCGATGAATCTGCCGACACGCTCTGCAAATGTTGTGTCGTTTGTTCTCACTGATATTTACAAAACGAAAGTTATCTACTGAAAGAATTCTTAGACATTTGCGACACTGTTTAGTGTCATCATTCGATGTCCTCATCTTCTTCATCGTCCGTTTCCAAACCGAGTGAAGCCATTCGGTCATTGACAGGCAGTGACATATACATCGTCAGCGTAGATTGCACTGCTCTTGTGAGCAGCGTTTCGATTGCATCAAAATGCAACACTTCATCAGTTGTAAGTTCTGTTTCAACTTCCCCGATGCTAATTTGAATGTTCAGCATTTTTGATTTCCAATCGCGTGTCTAGTAGTTCGTCAATGAACTGCTCAACAATCTCGCGCTGATGAATGGAGAAGTCTGACTTACCGCGAGTGACTGCGGCGTGGAACAATGCTTCATCTATCTCTTCAATTTGACTGGAGATAGGCGAATCTGATAGCGAAAGTGTATCAGGTTCGTTTGACAACATTTTGTCAAATCTTCCTGGCATCAATGATGGCCGAAAGGTCATACATTGAACCGCGGCGTTCGATGTTGAATTTCTTGATTAGGCGATACACCTCGCGTTGGGTCATCTGCAACCACAACGCAATGGCTTCCACATCCAGGAAGAATTTCCTATCTGGGTTACTCATTGCCAATGCCACCAATCTCAAGACAGTCCAACTTTGTTTGCATCCAAAGCAACTGACATCGGCGGTTAGATTGTCCACATCAATTACAACTACCCGTTTGCAATCATCTGTTGGACATGGAATCCGACGAACCTGTTCTTTGAATTGCTTTGCTGCTGCCCGACCCTTTGCGTGCAGCCCCAAAACTTCCCCCACAAATTCTAAAGCCCAAGGCTGCGACATTGACCAATCCAGGTGAGCCAGGTGGAAGTTACAGGTTGCCTGGACTTCGGCTTCAATCGTTGGCTCCTTGGCGACCAGCGCGGGCGGCGTCAACTGCCTGTCCTCGCGGATGACCCGTTCCCAGGAATGCAGGATGGTCAATAGGTCATTTGCCATCACGAAGTCCAAGGCATTGACATTGATACCAATGGAGCGTTCGGCGCTGACAGCGCCACTGCCACTGCGCCCTGGGGTCAAGAAGAATCCTGCCTGCCAATGTAGTTCTGGCAACTCCTTGAACACCTGGCGCATCTTCGCCTGGCAACTATGACAGGTGGCATCCACCTTGGCGTACTTGGAACAGATAACGCATTGCATCAGAACTGACATCCTTCCGTGGTGTTGGTGGCCATGACTGGCTCTGACCAGTAATGCGGCGCTGAATCCAAGGTCTCAAAAAGTGCCATTGTGGAACAATGATGGTCTGCCAGAATGATTCGGTTCTTTCCTGGGGCGGCCCATTTGATTCGATTGATTGAGCGCTCCACTGCCTCAAAGGAAACTCTGGTCCTGTGGATTTCATAGGTCATCAGCCCTGAGATTCTCTTGATGATTTCTTCTTCAATCGTCAGCCGCTCTTTGTCCAGCAATCTGGCAAATCCAGCCCACGATATGCCCGACCAGACAACCGTTCCGCACTTCTTACAAATGATGGGTTTGAAATCGAATGAGTTCATTTTCTGAACCTTCTCGCTACTGAACCGAACCGAACCTGACCCCCTCTAAAGAGGGGGGTCAGAGGTTCGGTTTCGTCGGTTTTCTGTGATTTTTTACAGGTTCGGTTAGGTTCGGTTAGGTTCGGTTGTGAAAACACGCTCAAAAACGCACTAAACCAAACCTGACTGAACCTATGAAAAGAAAAACCAGGTTCAGTTGGACAAACAAACCGAACCTGTCCAAGATGTTGCTTCAGGTTCGGTTGAAATTGAGCGTAAATCATCATTTGAATACCTGCACATCATTGGCCACAAATAATGAACTGTGACTGTATAAAAACTTTTGTCCGACCTGCCTGACACCGACAGAGCCAAGACCAACAAGATTATCCAGGGCCATCTTGACCATATCGCTGCCCATCCCATTTCCTTCTTCACGCAGTTTGCGTTTGATGTCATTGAAGTTCATCTCGTATCCGTGGCGCTCCAAGAACTGACTGACTTGCTCCATCCTTTGTTCGTTACTGGAGAGAACAACAGTTCCACCTGAAATGGAAACTGTAATGGCACCATCACTGACAGAACGCAGATTCACAATCCCCAGTGTCTTGGCGTCGGGGCAGATGGCACGGACAAAGCCAGGTCTATCTTTCGTGACGGTCAAGGACAGGGCGCCGTCAATGCCCCTGCCGAATGGTTGTTCGACACTGACGCTGACCGCGAC